CCATTGAGAAAGTATGTCTCCCAGATGATTCCGCGCTTCCCACGGTATCTGGGATTTGGGTGCTGCAAGGAAACCTTCGCATAGGTCTTGTTGGCTCGGAACTCCCTCTCTCGCTTCTTCCATTCCTCTTCCGAAAGCGTCATTGGAATGTAGTTGCAGTAGACTATTCCATCGTCACCCGTTTCCATTTTCTTGTTGGTCTTGTTGAAATCCTTGACGCACAAAATCCCGTCTTTAATCTTAAGCTGACTCATCTTCATTCACTCCCAGTTCAATCAATCTCTCCCTAGTTCTATTATACACTATTATCCACCCGATGTCGTCGAACACGCATCCAATTCCCCATAGCAGAATCGCATTGTTCAAGGATGGCATGGCTATTATGGCAAGGGCAAATCCAACCATCGCAACACCGTTTCTGAATATGGACGCGGTGTTGTCGTACATTTCCCTCTCCTTGCCGTTCCACAACTTTGACTGGAACATCATTATGCACTTGCCGATGAACGTGGTGACAATGCTGGCGTAAAGCAAAGTCAAAATTGCAAACACCCACACGTTGTAGCTGACGAACACAAGGTAGATTGAAAGAAGAAAACTTCCAAGGGATTCCGTCAATGCAAGCCATGTAAAGAACTTCATGGCGAATTCCCTTGTCTTGTTCTTCCATATCGCGCCAATGACGAGAGCGGACATGCAGAACCACGCACCCTCAAACGAAATGTACTGGGCCGGCAGCTTGGATATGATTTCCTTGACTATGGGTGGATTGGAATAGGTGTATATCAAACCGGAAATTGCAGAAGAAAACAGGAGAAAGCCCTGGTTCTCCTGAATCTGGATGTTGAATATCCGCTTGAAATATACCCAAAACCTGCTCATTCCTCTTTCTTGCCACCGATGGCTTCCTGAATCACCTTCTTGACTAGCAGAAACCCCTCACCGGGTGAAACGTCCTCATAGGGAGCGTCACCGCACTCCATGGCTTCTTTCCACCTTTCGTGAGACCACTCGGCCACGTTGTCCAGAAGTTCATAGACATCCTCAATCTTCTGGGGATAGATGTTCCACCCAACTCTGAATAAATCTTCAACGGCCTTCTTCATTAGGTCTTCGCAGGCACGGTCAAACTCGGACTTGTCCCCATCACGGGCGGTCTCCCAAATCTTGTCCTTGAATGGCTGAAAATTCGTCATACCTTGAACTCCTTCAACGGAAAATAGTGGCAACCGTCAAATCCTGGCTTTTCGCAATACCCATACAACATGATTTTGCAGTTGGGCTGCTTTTCCTCATCAATGTTCGCAAGCCATGCCTTTGCCTCGTCTGGCGTGGAGAAGAAAAGGGCGACGTCCTGGTTGTCCACCCATTCCTCCATTTCCCAGCACTGGCACTCTTCCTCCGTCCCAATGCACTCCACTTCATTGAAAAACCCCGCGAAGTATTCATTGGTGTCATTGTCCTCGTTATAGTGGATGATGCCAAAACACGGGGACGCACCCATTCTCACTATCGTCTTTTCCAGTTCAATTTTCTCGCTCATAGCTTCATCCCTTTCTTCATGTTGCACAAAGTCTCATCCGATTCCTCGTACCACTGGTCAATCACAGGTTGCTCAACCCCCATGTTCTGAAGAAGTTGGTGAAACCTCATGTCGGGATAAAGTTCAACCATGTCCTTGATAGCCTCAACTATCTGCCTGTTCGCTTCCTGTCTTGTCATTTTTGTTCTCCAAATTCACTGCCTTTATTCTCTCCGGGAGAATGTCACCCCAAACACAAACCTCGTCAATCGGGTACTCTTGATCATACTTCCAAGTTGTCATTCTGCATTTCAACCCATCAACGTCAACCTCCAGTAAGACAAGCCCTTCGTGAATCCAACTGTCTGGATCTTCCGACAAGCAGATGAAAGAGGATTTATGATCCCCATGGCAACGCAACAAACCATTCTTCAAAATGGAATCTACGTTCTCTGGATTGGTGACGTGATAGAGTTTCATTTCTTTCCCCTCAACCTTTCCTCAACACCATCCCAATACCCTCGGTTGAACGCAAGGTAGTCCGTGGAGCATCCATCTTCAACAGTCATTCCACGTTCGTCCGCCAAGGCATGTACGGCGTCCTGTAGGTTGTTCATGGTATAGCACATGGGACTGGGCAGACCGAAGTCGCCCGCCACAATGGAATGTGCGAAGTTGAACGCCCATTCAACCACCTTCTTCTCGCGGTCTGTCATTCTCTCAACCTTCGGCAATTCAGTTTTCATTCTGTGTCTCCTTTGTCTTTCTTATCTGTTCAACACATTTATTATACGCCTTGCATCCTCAATTGTCAAGCCGATTGTCATGTCCGTCTTGACAACATTGGCATTTTCAATGTATGGAAGAATGTCAACCACTTCATCGTCAACAACGCAAAACGTTTCAACCTCATGCGTCTTGAGCCACTCCGCTATTTCCCTTCCCCTCTGACCCTTTGGATCGGATGGGGTCGCGCCGACGATGATTTCATCCCTTGTGCGCCTCAACTTTTCAGCCAACACGTCACGCCAGTTCATGTCGGGCCGGTATGGGGCATAGTTGACGTGGTGTCTCCACGATGAGGATATGACAATCTTGCAGTCCGTGTTCGCAATGACATAGCGGAGCCTCGCCACAAGATCTGGATTGAACCCGTAACGCCACTCGTCAAGGTCAATCCAATCGTTGTTGTCCTGCAAAGGCGCAGGACACATGCAATTGAGAACCCCGTCTATGTCAAGAAACAGAACTTTCATTGTCCCTCCCAAACATTCCCTTTATCTTGTTCCACGCACTGCAAGCAAGTTCCTTGACAAGGCAGCAAACCAGGAGCAACGCAATTACGGCAAGAATGCCCAAAGCGAGTATATCGCCAATTGTCCAAACGATAACTGCGGCCAATGTCATTTGCTGTCTCCTTTCCTCTCATCAAGTTTCTGCAGAGCCTCAATCAACACCCAAAGGTTGTGGATGAAATGCGGACCAAGATCGTCCTGCGTGTCACCAAGGTTGGCAAGATGACCATAAATTTCCGCAAGGGTTAAGTCCTTGGAGTTCATGTCCCGCATGAAGAGGTAGAAATCGTCCGACACAAGATAGGGGTTGTAGTCCTCAAACAACCTGCCCAGTACGGGCATGTTGTAGTTGTCGTCGAACTCGTCAAGAATTTTCTTTGCGTCTTTTATGGTCATCATCTTTTACACCACCTTTGCTATCAAATACAACGTGTCATTTTCGGGAGAATACTTTGACTCGACAATCGGCAAGTCATTTTCCCCAACAACGACTTTCACCTCGGTTTTCCCACTGAAGTTCTTTCCTGGTTCAGTCAATGGATGATGTGTAAGGTCGGCAGTTAATTCCCACACCTGCATGGCATCACGCCACCTTCCTGTAGACGGGCTTATGCCCAGGCTTCAGCGAAACAAGCTTCATCTTCCCACGGTGCTTTCCATTCAACACGGATTTCTCGTGGTTGTTGAGGTAAAGCAGCTCGGTGCGGATTCCAAGTTCGCAACACAGCTTGTTCAACGCTGTGGTTTCACGCACACGGCTATGCACCACCGTGACGTAGTTGTGCTTCTTCAACTCCACAAGCATCTTGCGCATCTCGTTGATGTCGATGTTGGAAAGCGAATCCACAACAATTTCCTTGTGGGGCAACGCCCAATCCTCGCCCATGTACTCGTATGAATACCTTGTGGAGTTCACGATGTACATGTTCTGGTTCTTGCCGTTGATCTTGCCATTGGAAATCGCGCCCTGCTTTCCATTCCTGCCCGTTGCCCTCCATGTGGGAGTGTGTCCCATGTGGATGCCCAGGCTTTCGTGCGCCGTGCGGATATGCACCTTGATTCCACGGTTGACGTAGATCTTGCAAATCTCCTCAAGGAAACGGGTTCCAACGCCCAGCCCCTGGAAGTCGGGGAGAATGACAAGCCTGTGGATGGAACGTGCGAAGTTCATGGTTCCCGAAGGGTGGACGCGGACCGCACAGAACCCAACAAGGGCATCACCCCATTTCAACACCCAGCAATCCGCGCCAAGGTTGATTCCGTGGCTCAAATAGTGATGCGGAGCAAAAATTTTCCAGACCTCTCGCTTCCGCTCCGCGCCCTCAATTTGCTCGAAGGAGAGGTCGATGTTTTTCCCAGGCTGAACCCTCGCAAGTCATAGACTTTCTCGGTCTCAAGGTCAACAAGGATGTCGGGCTTCAGGTACTCCACAATGTCCTTGTGGCAACCACAAAGGATGACGTTCTTGTACCCCATCTTGCGGACGTGCTTCCCAATGCTGAAGGAAGCGGACTTGGCAACCTCGCGGTTGATAACGGAGGTGTACTCGTCAATCATGACGTTTGATTCAAGGTTCAACGCCATGTCGGCGCGGAAGCCCTCGCCGGTGGACAAGACGTTGCGCGGCTTGCACCAAAGCGGCTTGGAACGCAGACCAACTGCGTTGAACGCCCTCGACCCGGCCTTGGGATTCTCAATGAAGTTGGAAATGATTGACTTGGAATTGTCATACTCCCTCTTGGGGAAATGCCAGCCGGCCTTCTGGAAGGCAGTGAGGAAAGTGGACTTGCCAGCGCCGGAGGGACCGTAGATTTGGATGATGTTCACATCCAGGTCAAGCAACTCCTTCGGAACCTCAAAGGGAAACACCTTTGACTCGCCGGTGAACTTGTAGTCAAAGCACTTCTCAACAAGAGCTGTTGCCTTGTCGCACGGCACTTTGCTGATTCGCGGAGTTGAACTCCGCTTCAACTCGCACAGGACTGGTGCGGATTTCCAGATTTCGTCCATTGGTTTCATTCTCCTATTGGTTGTTTTTCAAAACGCAATCAGTATATCAAACCTTGGTTCGGATGTCAAGAGGGTATCAAGAATTTTTCTTGGCGGCCCTTGCCTTTGCCAGACGCTCCTTGGCGGCCTGACGCTGCTCGTCCGTCATGTTGCGCGAACGGTTGGGGTTCTTGCCCATTCGGAACGGCCACAGGGGACACGTTGTTGCGGGGCAAAGTTTCACCTCATCGCGCTGGTCGCAGCAACAATCCAGACACTTGGCTCGTATAGCCTTGATGGGAGAAGTTATCTTCTCGTCTTCCATTTCAGTATTCTCCATTTTCGTCCTTCTCTTTCGCTTCAAGCACTTTCTTTTCCTTGTCGTCCTTGCCCTTGAACAAACAACCCCAACTTGGGACGCTGACCGGGTAGCGGGTTGTTCCGGAGACGAATTCAAGTTTCACCTTGGTCACCGTGTGGATGGAGCAATCATATCCGCTTGGCAGGTAATCCCATCCGATGTCGGAATCCTCGAAGAACTTCTTCCAGTCATCCGTCTCGTTGAACCTCTTGTCCTCTGCGCCCCACCTGCACCCACTCCATGTGGAAATGTAGGAAATGAAGTAGAGAAGGTAGTCATCGTTCTCAAGGACATCCTTCTCGATTCTCTCCTTCCTGTTCACGTAGTCGGCATCGTTCCAATCACCCTCCACGTACAGTTCGTAGTGTTCGGATTGGCTTTCCGGCTTCTGAACCTTGAACTCGTCAAACAATTTCATGCCTTTTCTTTCTCCTTGATGGTTTATCCAATACAGTATACCAGTTTTTGGCTCATTCGTAAACACCCTCGTGTATGGTGGCATCAAGGGAATTCCAGACCTCCAGCGGTTCCTCCTCCTGATAGCGTCCACCAATCTCCACGTTCAGAAGATCGTCTATGTGGTGAAGCCTAATAGCCTGCTTCTCCTCCACAACCTCCCTGTAAAATGACTTCAAATAACGTCTCCGTATCATCGTCGTGAACACGGGAGGGTAACCGTCCCAAAGGTGGTTTTCCTTCGGAGCGCCGAGGTATCTGCGCCTTTCAACCCGTACTTTACAAAATGGATCGGGGTTCTTCGTGTCATACTCAATGCATCCCGTTCCCCTGCCACGGGAATCCGCCAGCATCCACCAGCTCATGGTTTTGAGCAATTCATAAGAGCAGCCAGTACGTCCCTCTATGGCTGGGTCATCCCCACTTACCATGGCACGTTCAACCCTCTCATTCCAACGCGACATTTTCTCCATAACCTCTGGAACAGGATATGAGTCGCAATA